GGGGGCTTGACGGGCATACTGCCCTGGGGGGTGTGGGTCTGGAAAGTCATCGATTAGAAAGTCGAGGAGGAGGAAGAACATACCTATGGTAATCGGGCTGGGCGCGCATCGACACCAGCATGATCGAAGTTACAAATAACCTCGAGCTCAGGTGTCAACAACAGCCCACTACCATGTACTCCTTCAAACACCCTCGACAACGACAACCAACCATCCAGTGACAGCCCATAACGATAAGCCAACTCAGCATCGTCCACGTGGCGCGCACCACGTAACGTAACACGTGCGCGGTACACATCAATGTACGCACTCATGTCTTTATGCGAGTCGGGATAAAGTCGACACAACATGTCAAAATATGAAGCCATCACCTTCGACCCGGTGTAGTACTGCCGTAACCCACTAGCAATCGAGCGCATATATGCGCCGAAATGCTTCAGTGGGATATCACGAACAGTCCACCCGAGCCTAGAGAAAAGTCGACCAGGTTTCGGCGCAGCATAGTAGACACCGCCATCGCGTACGAAACATAAAGAAACGAACGAGACGTCAGAGTAACAACTATACTTGCTAGCAACAGGACGAATGCCCATCGCTCGCTCAACGCCTTTCAACTTGTCGACTTCCCAATTATCACCCTCAACCACAGCCAAAGCATCATCCCCAGCAATAATAACATCACCAACCAAGCCATTCTCTGCCAACGCGACTAGCTTTATGAGTGCATTAACTATGCTATTACCAAGCGTCGTGTCGTTGTGTCCAGACTTCGTGGTGCCAACAATGGCATACCTTATGGCTTCAGGGCCGCGATTAGCAACACCGCGTACATCAGAAGCATCAAAAGCATGCTGTAGCAAACCAGGAATCAAAGAATACAACGGACGCTTGATAGGCATATGAAAAGCACTGATGGTAGAATCAAAATTCTCACCATCACATTCATAAAAACTAGGGCGAGAGCGGCGAGAGACAGCGTTCCCAAACCACTCACCAATCTCGTCTGGGTTCATCCCAGAGGCGAAGGTAACCGTGAGCCCATCA